CAAGGTCTTCGTTGATACCGCATTATCATCCAGGAATGGACCCCCTACGAAATCAAATGGATCAAGTTTCGTCAAGGTAAATGCCGTCGCTGATGTTCTCGTCAATTTATGAATCTCGTGACTGGCATGCACGATATACATAATATCGGATTCCTGGGCGAATCGTAGGAGTGGAAGTTGTGCTTCCGTATACGGTGTTGCCACTTCAACGGGTGATCCACCAGATTCCACTCGTCCATTCGAGGCATAAAATCGTATGTAATTATGTCCAAACTCACACATATACGCTTGTGTCGTTGAGTATTCAAAGGATATCAGCCGAACTGCCTGAGCCGAGTTTTTCACTTCAGCCGTAAAGTGCGTCCCAGGTCGACGAACCAGACCACCATGCGGAAGTGGTAGAAAGTTACTAATCTCATCGACCGCATTATCATACCGTGTCAGATCAACACGATTCTTCAATCGCTTAGAAATGACACCGGCTGAGAAGTTTGTCTGTAAGTGATGAACTGGCATTAGCGAACTTCTGACAGATCCTTGGCTTCAACATAATCTTTTGACCCTTCCAGGGCATCCGAGGTTCTGGCACGACCCAACCAATATTGTGACAGTTGTGCCATTTGTCCCTGAAGCGACTGTTTCCCAACGAGAGCTTGTGCAAAGATCATCGCGAGTTGTGCCTGGAGAGCCATGACAAATAATGGGGAAAACCGTGTGGGGTCCGTTAAGCGTTTGATATAGAGAATCTTTTCACTACCTTCATCAGAAAGCAGGATATCACCTTCAACCTTATATGCTTCCCCTGATTCAACCTTCACGATACGAAGATGGTCCGAGGGAAGTTGAAACGACACTCCATATTCAAATGAGGGTGTCGTGACTAACTTCGCGAGTTCAACTCGTTCCAAGGCGAAGTTCCACGGATGATCCTGGATCAACGCATCACGAGTAATCTCATACCAGCGATTCGCTAGTCGCGCCCGTTCTGAATCGTCAGATAAAGCCGTGATAGGATCTTCACCAAGAAGACCTAACGCATTAGAACAAATTGAGACGTCGGTTACATTAGAAGCCATAATTTACCCCTTACGAGAAGGGAGGGCCGAAGCCCTCCCCCACATCGTTACGCATGCACGTATGCGACCCACCCATCAATCGTATCGGTATCTTCAATGTTACCAGTATCGATTTTGGCAAAGACTCGCAATCCGCCTTGCGTATCGTACACTGCACTCCCACCTGCTGGAAGCGCCCACGCAGCGTCAATCACCCCACCACCTGCATCCCCATTGTCGTGGAATGCATTATCATCTTCAGCCACGGCTGTACCCGCTTCATCGGTGTACGCACGATAGCCGAGATGTAAGTCTGCGTTGGATGCAAACTGTGTTGACACGATACGACACAAGTCAGGGAAAATCCGGACTCGACCAGCCGGAAGCTGAACCAAATCGACTTCCCCTGTTCCTGCGCCAGCAGAATGAGTGTAACTAAAATACGCTATCTTGAGATCTGAGTAATCTCGAACGTGTACCTTTCCATCAGTTTGAAGAGTATACTCGTTCGATTTTACTGGAGTACCTGTAAATGCAGCCATAACACACCTCCGTTAAATCGATTATTCAGTTACCTGAAGTTCGTACACGCCTTCTTCCTGAATTCGGGTTGCACCAAATGTTCCGGCAACATACACCTGAACGGCATATGATTTATCGGAACGTTCCGAGATTTTCGTGTTCAGGTCCATTCCCATTGCGACCCCCATCGCTGACGGATGCCACGCGAAACAACTCCGGACACTCCCCGTCAATGGTAAAAGGGTTGACACAAGGAACTGGAATCCTAACCACGTATTGATTTCACCACGTACCAAGGCTTTTATCGTGTTGTAGTCCGAATTTTGAGCCTGGGTATCATTCAACAGATCTTCCAATGCAGCCGGTGAACAGATAAAGAAGCGATTATCGTCGGGAACTTCATTCTCGTCGAATTTCTTCTTCATCGTGATCAATCGGGCAGTGGTACACCCTGCTGAAGTCGTATCCTTTTGACCGGCTGGAAACGCGACTGACGTCCCACCTGTCTCACCAGAATACGATGTACCATTAAACGCAGCGATTACTTCTTCATCATACGCCCGTCCAAGTGCCATTGCCGCATTGACGGCATACTCGGATTCAGGAGTAATCAACAGACGAATCTTATCTTGAATATCAACAAGATCCGCCCATTCGTAATCAACCATGCCTACTCGCCTACGGGAATGCTGACTGTTAATCAGCGGAGTATCGCCATGCCGTACAGTTTTCTTCACGGCAGCGGTAGCTCCCAAACGCTCGAAGTAGTGATACTTTGCGTTCACTGCTTCCATTCGTGTCAGACCACGAAGTTTGGACCCCATCTGCTGATACAGCATGATTACGTTGTTCTGGTACTGCTGAACAAACGCTTCAGTGATTAAATTAGACATGCTGTCCTCCTTACAATAAAATGAAGGTTATCAGAGAATTCTGGCCTTCGTTGGATTTCGATGCAGACCCTCTCAGGTTTTCTGCGAAAAGCACGAACGGACTCAACGAGTTTCCCGTTATCGTGGATCAGGATAAGCAATTTTGAAGAGATTTTCCATCTCTGATTGTGCTTCCTTATAACCCACTTCCCCTTTGTGCCAGTAGGGGTGTTCCTTATTTAGATTGACATCTTGAATCTTTTCTCGTGCATCTTGTTGTGAGAGGCCACCAAACCGGTGAGGCTCATCACCAAAGATGCCATCTTCTGCGAGTTCACTGCCGAGTTTCGAGAGACCACGAATGACAGACTCATTATTCCCTGCGACAGAATCAATCGCAGCCAATCCTTCATCACCGAAGTAATGTTGACCGGCTTTCTTCGCGTAGGCTAGATTCATGTCGTAGTTAATACCCCACTCATTTTGTAGCGTGATCGAGGTTTCGGCAGCTTGCTTGGCGAAGTTTTGTTTATGACTTTCGATATTATTCGTCGTGTTCTGTCCATACCAATCGACGAGCTTCTGTAATTGTGTCGAACTCAAACCGGCATCATGTGCGACGGTCTTGAGATTAGTGATACGTTCATTGTCCCATTCAAAATCAGGGATCTTCGGGACTCCAACCTGGTAGCCCTCTGGGGTCTCAGGTCTCCCCAACTTCGCATAGACCTTCGCCATCCCTTCCGTATCACCGTCTTGTGGAAGTCGAATCGATGATCCAAGAAACTTCTGACTTTCTCCGTAACTCTTTAATACATCGCCTAATGGTTTGCCACGCAACGGCCCCCAGTAACCCGCCTCTTGCATATCCGATGGAATGTGACTTTGCCAGTCGACAGCTTGATTGCCCTCAGTTGTGGGATTTTCCATTTCAGGTTCCGCCATAAGGATCTCCTTGTGGTAATGATTGTTGTTCTTCGACTTTCCGCACAAAGGCTTCAAGATCCATCGTTAACCATCGTTGGACGGTCAGAATTAATTCCCGTTGCCCTTCTATGAAAGCCAGTCCGATTGGGTTGTTGGCTTGGGCATGGACGATACCGATTCCTCCTTGATGAAGAAAGCGTGTACTCAAATCATCCAATACCTGCTTACCGAGGTCAGAACTAAATAACGTCTTGTACTGACCAATCCGTGTTTTTTCGTCATCTAAAGTCATTCTCGCACCGCTGCGGAAATATCCTTCGCGGCTTTCCCTCCTTCCTGTAAGGCTTGTAATTGCATTTGTTGTTGCATCTGTTGTTGTCGTGCCTGTCGAATTTGTTGCACCTCTCGTTGGTCACGTAGGATCGTCATAGGCGCACCTTCAATTTGCGTCAAGGCACGAACGATCGCATCAGAGTTTAAGATATCAAGGACTTCAGGTTGCGCTTGTGCGAGTTGCATCGCGAATCCCACGGCAGCTTGGATCGAGGCGGATTCGGATTGTCGCTTCGCTCGTGCGATTGGTCCAATAAAGTCGACATCAATTTTCCCACCAATGAATTGAACAAGCTGTAAGAGTTCCGGTGGGGGAGGGGGGATCGCCCCACTCCGCATCATAATGCCAAAGACCCGATCAATCACCGGTTGCAGAAGTTCAAACTCCAAACGCGAGAGTGTAGGACCGAGAATCTGGAGCATGATATTCAACCGCGCCTGAATTTCAGCAGCCGTCGGTGGTGTCTTCCCACGCTCAGGGATAAACTGTACCTGGTCCATGAAGAAGATACGTCGAATAGAATTCCGCTTATCGTCACGCTTCAAGACTTCAAGATTCATATTCGTTTGTTGTGGAAAGGGAATTAAGTCGCTTGATGGATCATGAACGAAATTCAATCGAGCCGGACGAAGATCCGGTGTGCCAATCACTCCATCATGTCGAGCGAGTAACGGGGGATCGATGGCTCTGGCCCAGGCACGAAGTCCGAGTTCTTCAGCCTTATTCAAGGATTGGACATCAGGCAATGAGGTAAAGCCTGGTCCACGTCCATACTTCTCGCCACTAACTTTCGACCATCGAGCAACTGGAATAGGCCATTCCCAGAATCCCGCTTGATGCAGAAGAGCCTTGTGCTGTAGATCAATATAGACGGAGGCAATCGGGAAGCGATTTAATACTCTATTAATAGGTTCGAGTCGTTTGAAGACGGCATGTAGAATGGGAAACTTCTTGTGGGGGTCTTCTTCGAGGACTCGTGCGAGTTCTGGTGAGAGAGCTTGATGACCCCATCGAGACGCAATATTTGAGACCGACATGTGAGCGAGTCGAAAGAGTCGATTGACAATCCCATCGAAGTCTTCATCAATGAAGTAATCCCCGATGTGTAAGGCTTTGAATTGAATTCCGTCGAAGGCATCATTCACAAAGGGTCGTGGCTCAACGTAGAGAGCAGCCGTTCCGAAGGCGGTCAGGTCTTGATACACTTCCTCAATCTCGGCATTGAAGTTTGAGGATTGCATCGCACGAAACATTAATGTCCCCACATCATGCAGCCATTGATCGACAGCTTGGGGACGCTTCCCTAATTCAGAGATACCACGCACTGAGGGAATATCAAAATGAAACCATTGGATAACAGGGGACGTGACGGTTCCACCGATCGCGGCTGCGAGTCGTTGGTTTGCTTCTAAAGCCGTTGAGTCAAATAACTTCCGTGTACGTTTATCACCAGGGGTTCGTCGTGTTTGAATATCAGCTTTCCGAGGCATCACGAGTTCCGCGATATCTTCCCACATCGATTCCCACGTTCCGCGTTCGGCTTTTAATTCCTCGTACTGCTTAATCAGCGTGTCAACAAATTGTGACATCTTAGGCTCCTAGTAAGGTCTTCTTCGATACATCTTGACTCGAAAGGAGACCCATTTGCGCTCCTGCATATTGTGTCTGTGTTCGTGCAGCGACACGACGTTTCCGTTTGGAGATCATCGCAGCTTCCTCTGGTCCTTGTCCTGGTCCAGCAGGTCCGGAAAATCCGGTATAGGTTGAGGCTTGGGGAACAGGCGCAAATTGAGGGGCTGCTGGCATGGGAGGTAATGAGGGTTTCGGTTGAAACGATGATCCGATTGCTCCACCAATAGTCGCACCGGCTGCTAATGCAGTACCGGCTCCGATTGTGAGAC